ATGAAACTTCCAAAACCTATTCTGCGGGGTTCCAGCTGGCGAATTATTGTAACTTTTGATAAGAAAAGATACTCAGCTACACGCGACACAGAAAAAGAATGTGAGCAATGGGCGTATAATAAATTACTTGAGCTTCGCTCTGGTAAAAAAGCCATTGAACAAGGTGAAAAGCCTGCTTATCCATTTAGGGATTTGTGCGCTAAATACTATCAAGAGCATGGTCGTCATATGCGATCTGCACGGACTATTAATTTCAAAATAAAAAACCTTGATCGAATTGCACCAAATTTAGCAGACAAGTCTATTTATGACTTTAAGCCTGCCGATATTGCAGAATGGCGAAATAGCCGCAAGAAAGAAGTAAAGGTGGCAACACTCAGGAATGAGCATGCGATTTATTCAGCCGTGTTCACTTATGCTATGAAAGAGCTATTTTTGATTGATTCCAATGTGTGGCATTCAGTCACAATGCCAAGCAAAGAAAAATCAAGAAGTCAGCGTATCACTGAGGAAAATCAGGCGTTAATGCTTAAGGCATTAAGCTGGGATGGAACCACAACACCAGAAACATCACGCCACTATGTGGCATGGGCATTTCTATTTGCCTTAGAGACCGCCATGCGTCAGGGCGAAATCCTTGCCATGAAAAGACAGGATATTAAAGATGGCTTTGTGCATTTACCGATGACCAAAAATGGTGAATCCCGGAACGTTCCATTATCCAAAGAAGCCAAACGGCTTATAGCATTACTACCAAAAACCAATAATCAACTTTTGCCAATTGATAAGGATCAATGCTGCGCCACATGGGTGAGAGCTAAGAAAAGAGCAGGGCTGCCGCATATTAACTTCCATGACTCGCGACATGAAGCTATTACAAGAATGGTGAAAGTGAGGAAATTACCGGTAGAAGTCTTGGCCAAAATTACAGGCCATAAAACCATCTCGATGCTAGTGAATACTTATTACAATCCAGATGCCCAGGATTTAGTGGAGATGTTTAACGACAGTGAGAGCTAGTTAGCTCTCGGTCTGCCTCTTTTCACTTTTGTTGTGAGCAGGTCATGCGCTAAACGTGGATTGTATAGCGCTTTACCTTGCGTCCCCTGGTTGATTGATGCAAGCTTATCTCTGATTGTGGTCACAGACAGATTGTACTTCTGGGCTAGGTAAGCCGCTGAAACCAGTTCTATCTCAACTTCTTTTAACTCTTTCACTGTTGCACCGCCGATAGTCTGTCCTAGCATGATTTGGGGCGGTCTTTCAGCTTCAAGAGTGACTGTATAACGCGCCATCATGAAACCTCCTTTAAGCTCTCTACAACACCACTCGGCAACTTACTCAAATAACAAGTAAACAGGTGATACAACTGATCCGCATTCATTTCATTCACTTCAATCATTGCGCCGGTGCCGCTTTTAACTCGCTGTCTTGACCAGCCGCGCATGTTGTAAGTGAACTCATTGTCAAAATCCACCGCGTTTAAAATCGCATTGAATGAGCCAACATCACCGGCAGACCATGACTCAATATATGGCTTGTCTTTTGCGACAAGATTATCGAGCTGAAGCTGGGCGAATTGCACATTGGTTAATTGAATTTCAGTCATTGGCTGGCTCCTGTGCGGCTTCGATCATGGCTTTATATTTTGCAGCTAAGTTATCTGGCGCTGCATATCCGCAATAAAGCATTTCGCTTGTCGGCTCTTTCGGCACCAAAACAAACCCTTCCGGCACCACCCAGGCTTTCGCTTGCTGCCATGAAGAAAAGAAAAAATACTTAGCGACGCTTTTGTTATGGCTGCTACCATGTGTTTCACAGAAAACATTCCATCTTTCTTCAAACTCTTTGCTGCAAATTTGCATTTCTTTCTGTAAATCCTTCACTTCACCTTTCCTAATTTTTCAAAATCTTTTGCGAAAACCCAGCACATTTCTTTTCTACCGATACCAAGCAACTGTTCACCGTTTTGAAATTTGATTCTGCGCACTTGGTATATGCAGCCATCACGCTTGCTTTTGATGTGCTGGCCCAGGTTGATGTTCATCACGCCACCTTTAAATCAACGCTAATTAAATGATTTTCAAATTCTTGTCCGAGCTCGAAAGCTGCTTGGTTACCACCCAGATCCGCCGTCACTAACACATGGTGATGGCGTTTCTTGATTTGGCGGTCACTGGTGTTGGCAACAAAGCCTTGACCGGTGATTCGGACGACGTATCCTAATTTTTCAAACCAGATTCGGAATGCCAGGGCATTGCGTGGTTTGACCACCTTTTTCATGCGACCTGCTCCATAGCTTGTTTATGTTGTGCGTAGATCTGCAGAACAGCCTGGTGATCTTCCGGGGTTAATTTCGCTGCTGGAATGGCAGGGGCAAGACGTTCAAGGGCTTCCACACTATCCATTTCATAAATGCGATTAATCAGGGTTTCTTTCTTTTTGGTATAGAGCATGTCGGTCGGCTGGCTTGGCTCGCCACCATCAGATTCTGGCTCTGGCTGTTTTCCAGCAACGATATTTTCAGCTTCTTCCTGTAGTTTCTTCAGCTCTTCAATACTTAATTCATCACTGCAAACATTATATTGAGCACTTGAATCTGCAGGAGTTTCAGGTGCAATGGTTTCAGTCACAGCTGGTTTACCAACAGCATTCAAGTCTTCACGTTTTTCATTAATACGCTGTTTGAGCTGCTCGTATTCGACTTCAACTAGCTTGTACTTGTTGCTATCAAGATTGCGTTCAACACCTTGCAGCTCATAATCTGAATTGCATTTATTAATAGCTTCGATAACTTTCAGAATAGCTGGATCTGTTTCATCAAGTTCATTAGCCTCAGCAACTGTAACTTCAGTAGTAACAGACGGATCTTGTACTGCAACTTCGATAGGTTGAACTACTTCTAGCTCAGGCTGTTTTTCAATATTTGCAACAGTGGTATTAGAGTCAGCCGGAGTATTTAGCTGATCAGCATCATTCTTGGCTTTGGTTGAACGTTTCTTTTTGGGTTTTTCTTCATCACCGAGACGTACAACCAGACAATCACCAGTTTTCTCACGCCCTAACGCTTTAGATATTGCTTGCAATTGAAGCTTTGCATTTTCAGCATCATGCTGGGCAAATCCGTTATTAATAGATTCTATTAATGCTGTACAAGTCATCTTGCCAAATTCAACAACGTAGATAGATGAGCCATAAGTGTTGATGACATATACATCTTGACCTTCACGAACTTCCTCAAGTTTGAGAGGCTTAGCAAATGTAATACCAGCCAACTCCATGGTCTCAACCTTGATACAGAACTCATAGCCTGGCATAGCGAAAATCGTAGCAGGGAACTGAGACAGATCATCAAAATCCATTAATTCACCAACAGCGCGGCACATGATATTTCGGCCAGCCATCATTGCGTCAAAAGCTTCTTTGCTATTTAGAATATTCATGCGTTCACCATTTCTTTCGCTAATTTTTCAATGTCTTTTTTTACTGCTGGTAGTTTTTGAGCTTCGATTTCAGCTAAAGCATCCAAGCCCAGGTATTCACAAACGGTTTTAGTGTCCAGACCACGTTCATCAATAAAGCCCTGCAGATCTGCCAGCTGCTGATCATTCAGTTCGTTAAATTCCGGTGGATCAATCCAGGCGTTGCGCTGCTTATCAAACGTGCACCCCAGTTCTTTTGCGCGCTGGACTAATTCGGCACGCATAGCCTTGTAATTCAGATGCGTGTCATCAATCGCTTCAGTCAGCTGGTTTAAGTCACTTGCATACTGAGCTTCAGCACAGCTTTGCTTCCAGTTTTCAAGTTCTTCATTGGCTTTTGCCGCGGCCAGCTGGGCAGGGGTAAGCGTGTTGATATGGTCTTTGGCCTGCTGAATTAGATCCGCTAAATATTGCGGATGATCTTTCAGGTCTGGCACCCACACTTCACCAGTATCACCACCTAAGGCGCCTGAATTTTTGGCATGGTGAGTTGGCGACGGTCGAAAGCTGATTACCCGTGCATTCTTGCCTTCACCGGTAGTGACAGTGGTCAAATAGCCCATGATGTCTGCAATGCGGTACAGCTCATTTCGGTTTTTACCGCCCAGATCTGGACGATAGATAATCTGGTCGCCGTTTTGATCTTCTGAAGCGTGAGCAATAAACACGACATCTTTCCCCAGGCTGATCAGCATGTTGATGTAGTTCTTAAAGGTCTGGTTAGCCAAGCCCTGGGCTTTCAGTTTTAAAGCACCATCTTTCTGGCGGTTGTTGGCCGTCAGCAGCAGATGGGTTTTGATGCTTTCCAGCATCGCGCCCACGGTATCAATCACCACAGTGTTGTACGGTGCCAAGTCTTGTGGGGTGAGGTTAGTCACATCAGCCCATTGCTGGACCTGCACCACAGCACCGCGACGCAGCTCACCAGTACGGTGTGCACCACGGTCGAAGTCAAACGAGATTGCTTTGTCTGCAGTAAAGCCAAGTGAGGTTTTGCCCAGACCAGGGTCGGCGTAAATGTAAGTGATGATGGCGCTCACATTTAAAACCTGATCTGCAGTAATAATTGGTAAAGCCATGACTGATCTCCTTATCTAGCCCAACCCATACGACGCTTATATGCTTTGCGCTCGTAGGATGGGATGTGTGATGCCTGTAATGCCTGAGCTAAATTTTTACGACGCTGATAAGCAGCCTCACGTTCAAAATTGCTCATGATCCATGGGCGGGCAACGTGTGTTTCAAGCGTGACTAGCTCAAGACCATCATCGCGTTCGATGTAGAAGCGGTGGCCGATGCGTACATAGACATGAGGGCCAAGGCGCATACGCATATTGCCGTTGTCATCAGTGCCCAGGTAGTTAGAAAATTGTTTGGTGTTAGTCGTCATTATGCAGCCTCCACTAAACGGTGTTTTTCGATATAGCCTTTGATCAGCAGGTTGATGTTGTAGTGGTCCACGTGATCGGTGAAATCGTTATAAGGATTGCCATTGGCATCAAAAACTTTGATTTCACCCAGCTGCTGAACTTCAACCGCAGTAAATTCCGAGCCTGGAACGCCGTAGCTGTCCTGGAAGGCTTCAACAGTGAAAGGAACGTGAACGCTAAAGCCATCCAGATTGATGACTGCACGACCTTCGGTTTCAGAAGTCATGACCAAGGTGCTGATGCCGTACTCAGAAGGCGCAACCTTTGGCTGATAAACAGGAGCGTGGGCCGCCTGTTGTGGCTTGTATGCCAGGGCCAAACCGCCAACAGTTACAGAAGCTGTAACGATTGTGATGGCCAGGGTATTGAAAGGAGTGAATTTTCTATTCATACTTATCTCGCGTTTAGCAAAAGCCCAGTTCTCGTCCAAAGTAGCTGGGCTTTTTTGTCGTCTGGTGAAATAAATACTACTTTAAGTAGAAATAATGTCAATACTTAGTAGAAAATAATTCTACTTTTAGTTGTTTTTATTTATAGTAGATAAAAGAAACCCACCGATGGGGTGGGTTGTTTGGAGTTTTTTAAATGATTGGTATTACAAAAGAAGGGCAGTTAATAGAGATAATGGATTCATCTCCACTAACTGGGGTGAAACTTATCGGTGTTTTAATTACTAACCCTAATGATTTAAGCGAAAACCATTTAAATATCGCTAATCACTTTTACCACAAAGACTCTCAACAGCTTTGTAAGTTAGCTCTACACGCTTTACGTACAAATCAGAACCTGCTCCAACAGATGAGTGGGCAACTTTAATAACCTCATATATTACACCGTTATCATCCTCATCAATCTCAATCCACTCGCCAATACGGGGGTGGGTTTTGAACTCCCTAGCATAGAGTGGCTTTGGTTTAGATCCAGATACATCAATAACAATTAGGGTATGCATATTTTCTCCGATATTTATGGGTTTAAGATCAATGTTGGCACAAGGTCTTAAGTCCATAATATCAGGGAAAATATGGATTTTTATAAAGAAAACCCACCGCTAGGGTGGGGTGGATAGGATTTGTTATGAGTGAAAAGCTAGGAATGCATAGCATTACTCTCAAAAAAGGATCAAAAATTTAACCAACTTAAAAGTAAGTCATATCACTCAAAAAGCATGTTCTACTTCATGTAAAAGCCATAAACTGTCCTTTTTATTAAAGAAGTCTATTTGATTGAAGCTATTTTTTAAATTTTCAATTTCACAATCACATCCGTGAGTAAAGCTAGGATTTAATTTATTAAACATAATATAAAAGTTTCTAGCGAGTAAGAGGTAAAAAATTATCATAGAGTTTTTTGGGGAATTCTCCCTTATATCTAATGTATAATAAATTTCAGGATTAAAGTCATGGATGATATTAAAAATATCATTTTCCATGTTATCCTCCTCTAAATCTTCTAGGTGCAGCCAATAATCATTATGGTACTGGATCAAATTGCGATGAAAGGCTATGTCATTTGCATCTAATTCAAGAATGAAGCTTTTAAATTCATTTTCCCATAAAGAGTTTTTTGAAGTTCGAAAAAGCCTTTGAAGAATTAACCAAACCTCAATATGACCAATTTGATTAGTACCAATATCAATAATCTTAAAGTCTGAACTAATCTTTTTTTCATTACTAGGATAAAAGTCAATAAGCCAAAATTTATTTTGTATTTTTTTTGGTGTTATCCACACTCCACACATAAGCAAAATAGCTTTTGCCCAGTTTAAGCATCCATTATATGCAGAAATATTAGCATGTGTATGCTGCCCATTTTTAATATCTCTTAAGAAGCTTCGACCAGAAACTAGCGATTTAAAAGACAATTTAAATATCTCTTGCAGGAAGCTATGGCCTATATAGTCAATATTTAATTGCTTTACTTTTTCTGTAGAATTTAATTTAAATTCCTCATCTCTGCTTGATAAAAGATCAACAGTTTTGTTTACTAATTGAGGTTTATTTTGAAGATGAACTCTCCAGAAATCATTAAAAAATAGACCATTTCTATGGTTTAAATTTTTTAATGATTTTTCAATTTGATGCTCTTTAGATTTTGACATTCTTTTAATCCAGTGTAATAGACTCACTACCATCTTGACTAAAAGCATCTTCTATAGCGGTGATTAAGTCCATCCCAGCTCTTTTTTCAGCATCAGAGCCACTTCCCATTTTTTTCCAATTGTTAAAATCAAAATCAGTCGAATCAAGTTTTCTGAACCCCTCTTCTACAGTTTCGATTGTAAATTTACCATGATTTTCTTTAGTAACCCATTGGAAAAAGATAGGTAAAGCGTTCAATAGTGCGCCAAATCCTAATGTTTTAAAGAAAGGATTATTTTCGAAAGAAACAAAGAAATCTGGTTGATACTTAGATAGCCCTGTAAAATAGTTTGTTAAAATCTTTTGAAATTGTTGCATGCTATATGTAGAGAAATTTCCCTTTCCTTCTACCAAAAGTGGATGAACTTTTCTTACAAAATTTGTCAGTGAAACTTGTCCCTTTTTTAATGGTGTAACAGGAGAAATTCTTTCGTAAAAAATATTATCATCATCATCATTTTTTCGTAGTTCATTAGCGATAGATACGGTTTTTTCTTTTGCTAACAAAACTGGTGATTTATTCTCTCCTGGTAATTGTTTTAATAAATCCAAATATAGTGTAGATGGAACACTTTTAGCTTCCTGATTGATTGTAATAAACTGCTCAATTTGGTATTTAAGTGAAACATTCAGGTAGGATATTACAGGAAGTTCAATATCGACATTATTTTCACTTGCAATCTTGGCGCCTTTTAGCCGATGTTGGCCATCAATAACCCATCCAGCATCCGGTCTTTTGTGAATTTCTAGTTGATTTGTTCGTGGATTAAATTCAGCATAATTTAACGCAATAATAATTGCAGGAGCAATTGGTCTTTTTTTATCAATAATATAACGTGAAATAGATTTAGCTCGAGAGGGTGACAAAGCACGTTGATAACCTGCGTCTTTATCTGAGTCACGTTGATTGATTTCCACTAGATCATATAATTGGGAGGCTTTAATTTTAAAAAAATAAAGTTCATGATCCTGCTGATCTATTTTAATGGTATCTACTTTAACTTTCATTATATTCTCCGTTTATAAAGGGATCTTTTGCTACAGCCCCAGCATTGGCTGGATCAAAAATAGGTTTATCAATCTCTCTATATTTTAACAAACCAATATCAGCATCATTTAATCTTTGTTGAGCAATTCCAAAATAGTCGGAATTCAACTCAATACCAATAAAATTTTTTTCTTCTAGAATTGCTGCTGCGCCAGTTGATCCTGAACCCATGAATGGATCTAAAACAGTACCATGCTCAGGGCATAGAGCTTTGACTAGCCGTTGAGCCAAAGCAATAGGAAACTGGCAAGGATGTGCTGTTTTTTCCATGTGATTAGCCTTAACATTTGGGATTGCCCAAACATCACCAGGATTTTTTCCTAGTGGGTTTCCACTATACTCCCCTTTTTTAGGGCCTTTATAATATTTCTTTCCAGGGTACTTCTGTTTAACTCGAACAGCATCAAGATCGAAATAACAATCTTTACCTTTAGAAAACCATAAAATAGTTTCATGTCTACCACTAAATCGATTTCTACAGTTTGCCCCATGCTCAAAAGTCCAGATAATGCGATTTTTAAGCTTCATTTCAGGGCAAACACGCTTAAAAATTTCATAAACGATAAAATCTAGGGGAACTATTTCATCTTTAAGAACATGATGGCCAACTTGCCAACATACGGAACCCCCTGGCTTAGTTTTTTCACAAATAAGCTTTATGACTGGCTCATTAATTTCAATAAAGCCTTCGATTGTCGTATGTATATCGTAAGCTTTGCCAATACAATAAGGTGGAGAAGTGATCGTAAGGTCGATATGATCATCTTCAATGGATTTCAAGATGTTTAAGCAATCATCATTGAATATTTCAAATGCCATATATTCCACATACCAGAAAGTAAATTAAAAGTGAAGGATAGATCTTAGTGACTATGAAAGCAAGTCAGATGGGCATACTTTTCCTCCCTGATATAACACCGGCGTCAGATTCTCAGCTTTTTACCTAAATAAAAAGCTGAATACGCTTAAACTTTTTATTCGCTTCAATTTCTGTTTTATAAAATTTGTCTTTATCTTCAGAGTGTATAAATTGAGAAAATGTGTTTTCTTCTACGTTTCGGAATAAGAATCTTTCACCCGTCTGAAGTGCTACTGTCAGAAGGTTGTGCTGATAAAGAACATAGCTAATCTTGTGGGAATTGATCTGTATCGTTTGCACTTCTAATATCCCCCAAGCCAACAGTAATTCAACTTTTAAACATCCCGATACAACCCTACCACTTTACCAACCAACTTACATCCATCCACCAATGGAATCGTTTTTTCAGGCCAGTCTGGGTTAAGCGGTTGCAAATACATATTGCCGCTTTCAACAATCAGCTTTTTAAAAGTTGCCTCTAAATCACCTTCACAAGACACAATCACCAGATCACCAGTCTTAAGATCGTCTGGTTGAAAATCTGGATTCACATAAATTTTGTCACCAGGCCGGAAGTCTGGAAGCATTGATTCACCAACGACCTCTAAGCCATATCCATTCTTTCCACATTTAGGGTTAGGTGGCAGCCATTCTTCAAATTGAGTACCGGCTGGAACGGAGTCAACTGTGGTCCAAGATCCAGCTTGTACCCAGGAAATAACAGGTATCAATCGACCAGCGATAGGGAAAGGGGCAGTGACGTTTGGTTCTATACCTGTACCGTGGTCCAGATAACTAATATCTACATTAAATTTTTCAGCAAGTATTTGCATTTTCTCTTCACGAGGTTTTGCAATACCAAGCGTGTAGCGACGAGCCATTTCATAAGTAACCTGAATGGCATCTTTTAATTGGTTCACGTTTTTTATTGGTGAGCCTTCTTTTTGCATGAGGCTATTAAGCCGCGAAGCAAATTCTTGATATTTGGCTGTTTGCACCTTACGGACCTTCTCATTTTCTACGCTAGGTAGAATATTACCCCGTATTTTAGGTTGCACCAATTCTATTTTTGGTAGTATATTATCTTCTACTTTAAGTAGTTTTATTGGTAGCATTATGTCAACTCCAAAAGACGCTTTTGAAAAAGCAATCAAAATTGCAGGCAGTAAATCTGCTCTGGCTCGAAATCTGGATATAACGCCTTGGGCTTTAAGCAAGTGGAACTTCGACAAAATTCCAGAAGAGCGCTGCCTTCCAATTGAAAAGTTTACGAAAGGAATTGTTCGAGCGGAGCAACTGCGTCCTGATATTAATTGGGTGTATGTTCGTTCTACTCAAAATAGTAAGGAAGCCGTTATCTAATAACACGTTCAAAGGAATCGCAAATGAACATTGTAGACGCGGCTTATCACACGGTGCACGACTACCCAGGCGGTGCAAATGCACTGGCTCCACGTATGGGTATTAAAAGCCCGGCTGTTCTCAACAGCAAAGTAAATCCGAATACCGATACGCACCATATTTCACTTGTTGAAGCCTCAAAACTCATGGCCATTACAGGCGATCCACGCATTTTGCAAAGCCTCAATGCTGAACATGGGAAAGTCGCTATTGATTTACCGGTCATTCCCGAATGCCGGGATTCTGCACTGACAGAACTGATTTTGAATATGGGAATTGCTGGTGGAGATATACAGGCGGTTTTCAAAGAAATGATGGCTGATGGCCGGGTAACGCTGGGAGAGGCAATGGATATGTCCAAAGTCATCCACACGCTTCACATGGTCTTAGCTGAACTGGATGCACAGGTCCATGCCTGTGTTGATGAAAAAGAAAAAGCCTGACGGTCTAGGTCAGGCTTTTATGCTCACAAGTCATGAAGGAAAAATGAACATGAAATCAAATTTAGCATATGAACCACAGCTACCTCAAGGGCAAGTAGTTCATTTCCCAAAAAATGAGCGCAAAGCTATGTCAAATAAAGAAGAGCGCTACACAAGAATGCCTAACTCTTTAATTGACGACCAGATAATGGCGCAATTAAACGATAAAGCTTTTAAGTGCCTTATGTTCATTGTGCGGCAAACATCCGGCTTTGATCGTACATCTCACTCAATCTCAATTACCCAATTTCAGAAGTATTGCGGCCTCAAAAAACGTGACACGGTGATGGCCTGTATCAAGGAACTGGAAGATAAAAAACTCATCAAAGTTGAGCGTAAAACCGGCTGTTTAAATGTGTACAGTTTGTCCCTTAACCAGTCCCATGAAACGGGACTACCTTCAAACGGGACTAGTACCGTTGAACGGGAGGGGACTAGTACCACGAAACGGGACGGGGGTAGTCCCATCAAAGGGGACGGGACTAGTACCGTTGAACGGGACCCTATTAAAGAAACACTTAAAGAAAATATTAAAGAAAATTTTAAAGAGTGTAGCGCGCAAGAAAATTCAGTCGATCAGGTTTTACAAATCTGGACACCTGATTTGCACTCACTGAATTCCTGGTTACAGCGATCAGGTGAAGCCAAAATGACCCAAGAGCAGGTCGATCAAATTCTGCTTGAGGTGAATGCGTATTACGAACCCCGTTTGAACGCTGGCTCACTCACACCGACCCAGATGTATGCAAATTTCGTGAAGTGGGTGAAACGCAGCAAGGTTGGCCAAAGATCGGCTCAATTCGAAAAACCACTGAGTCAGCCGGACCATTCTCGAAACGTCAACGATGCCTGGGGAGAGATCCAGCACTACGCGCCATGCACCGATGACATTGAGCTGGGGGATTTGATATGAACTCAACCGCTGTTGCTCAACAATTCAATCTTGAAGTCAGTCACGAGCTTTGCGCAATCCACGCCGAGCCAAAGCTGATCACCGGTGGTGGCCCGATTTGCGGTACCTGTGCCAAAGAAAAATTGATCCAGGCAAACCGTGAACACCAGAAGCAGGTGGATACTGAAGTGCGTAAAAAACACTTTGCCGGTGCCAAGTTGCCAGCCCGTCATGCTCAAAGTGGCTTTGCTGAATACCAGACTCAGAACGATGGCCAGAAGCTGGCAAAAATGACCTGCGTGAAATTCACCAAGGATTTTATTGCAGGTAAAACCCGCAACCTCATCATGGTGGGCCGTACGGGTACCGGTAAAACACATCTGTCTTGTGCAGTGGCCAGAAACGTATTGGAGCACGGTAAATACGCTCGTTACATCACTTCTGAGGACATGGCTAATGAGATTGCTAACTCATGGAAAAAAGCCGATGACAGTGAAGCCCATGCCATTTACCGGTTTACAGAATCTGACCTACTGATCCTGGATGAATACGGCCTGCATGATCGACATGAAAACCGTCTGCAGCTGGTCCACAAGGTTTTGTATTCCCGTTACGACGAAGGCAAACCAACAATGCTGATTTCAAACTTTACGCTTGAAGAACTGCGCAAGGATTTGGGTGACCGC